ACGGTGGCCAACCCTTTAGCGTTACGCGCGGGCTGCACCAGGAAGCCGATCGCTCGCGCGAGCCAGGAATGCTACCCAGGCGTGAAGGATCTGACGGCTTCCGGTCCATCCCTGTCGACTACAGTGACGATCCCGCTGACGGCGGATGCTTCGTTGAACTTTGCAGTCACGGCCGTCAACACGAGGAACGAGTGGAGCGACTACTCGAACGAATTGCGGAAGATGGTGCGGCTCACAGTGACCAGCACCGCGCCGCCGAGAGCGCCAGTGGCGACGAGCGTGACGGTGGGAGTGACGTGTACTACCGACAGCCCGACGGCGACGTGTACTTTCCGGGTCGAGTAGAGTGCGTGGAATGCACCCGCGGGATCTGCCCGCCGTGCAATGAACAGCCGCCGCCTGGATGGCGCCGGCTTTAAGTCCGGTGGACCAGGCTGGCGACCATCGTCTCCAGCCGGTCCAGAGTCTTGCGGATATGCGCCACTTCTCCAGCCAGCACCTCCTGCGCCTGGCGAACGTGCCCCACCTCATCGCCGAGCTTCTTTTCGAGCACGAGGATCTCTTTCGACATGGCGTTCTGCTTTTCCGTCACGGGTAGTACATCCTCGCGTATCTGCTTTCTAACCTGCCCCATCAGGGCGATGTAGCAAACCGTCAGCAGAGGCACAAGAACGATTAGCGCCTGCATCAGTTGGCCAATGAAGGCGCCGTTATCGTTCACCCTGGGAGCGCCGCCGCCGCTTCATCGAGCTTCTTCTCGATCTCAGCCCACGGGTCGACCTTCACCACCTTCAGCTGCGCCACAAGCGCGGCCTCGTACTCGTCGATCGGCTTGCCGGCCTGGTACAGATCGGCCACGCGATTCAGCACGCTTGCCGCCTTGTCGTTACCGCGCAGCTCCTGAAGGGCGGCCGCCGAGCGCAGCAAGGACAGAATGAACGCCTCGGTCATGACAGGAACTCCTTCTCGGCCGCATCAATGCGCGCCGTGATGTCTTCCCAGCTGGCCATCTCGCCGCCTTCGTTCAGCAGCTTGGCGATCTCGCCCATGTGGGCATCAATCGACCGGCCGGCCTCGTAGGCCAGCGCCAGCCTGGTCAATGCGGTCGCGGCAGACGCCTGTCCCTGGAGTTGCAAGCCGACAGCTGCGGCGCGCATCAGGGCGATCATCAGAAGTTGTACGGGCATCGTTTTGTCCTCAGTTGGTGGCAAGTGCGGGGAACAGGATCGGCGCGCTGGTCACTTGGCGCCGCGCAGGCTTGATGATGTCGATCAGGCGCGACAGCTGGATGGCAGCTCGGGAGAGCGCGGCCGTGAGCTCCGCCTCAGTCTGGGCAGACCTGGCGGCTGCGTAGTTGTCGGACGCCAGGCGCACCTCGTCGAGCGCCGGTGCCGCCACGCGGACCACACTCTGGGCTCGTTCCAATGCCGCGCCAGCCAGGTCGCCGTTCGCCTTCATGACGTTGAGCTCGGTCAGGATGGCCAGGTAGTGTTCACTCATCACTTTGGCAGTTTCTTCGACACCTTCCGCCGCCTTGTATGCGTCGCGGGTGCCGGCGCAGCCAGTCGCCATGATGGCAAGCAGCACGATCAGTAACTTATTTCGCATCGCTGTCTTCCGTTGGTTGTGGATAGTATTTCGACGGAGCCAGCGGGCTCCTGGTCACCTTGCGCAGCCCCGCCCTGGTGGCGATGGCGTACAGGTGCTGGAAAAACGTGCCAGTGGCGCCGGCCAGCAGGATAACCCAGGTGACGGTCGGCACGTCGGCCAACTCCTTGATCCCCGGCACAGTCAGCAGGGTGACGACACCCGTGACGATGGCGCCGAGCCAGGCCAGGACCGCCGCGATCACAGTGTTTGGATTGTTTGTCATGCTTCAGGTGTCTCCTGCATTGGTTGTTGATCTGCCAGGCCGCTCACCTTGCTGACGCCTTCGATGGCCGCCTGGGGGTCGATGCCTTTCTCGGCCATTTCCTGTTTCGCCCGCTGGATGGCTTCCACCACGTCACGCGCGTACTTGTTGCGTTCTCGGGTCAGCTCCCAGATGGCCAGGCGTTTCTCGTCGCCAGTCATCTGCCGACTCATGCGGATGTTGTCCTGGGCAACCCGGATGGTTCGCATGAACTCCGTGGCATTGAGCAACGGCGGATCCGCGAGCCCCTGTTTCTTGATGAGCGCCAGCTCGAACTGGTTCTCGGGCTTCGACAGGTATTCCGCCGCGTCCATGCTGACGCGCTTCATCATCAGCGAGGAAGTCTTGGCGACTTCTTCTGCCCGCTCGACCATCTCATAGAGATCATTCACATGCTTGGAACGCCTGGTCGGGCCTTCGTTCACGAATCGGTCGATCGTGCCCTTGACGACTATGTTCTCTTTCCACGTTTCGCCGCGGGTCGGCTCGAATCCGTACTCCCCCTCGGGAAAGACTTCGCCCGTGATGACGTCCACATACGGGTCGGAGTTGGCCTTGATGAGCTCGTCGGACGCAGCCAGGAACCAGGTGCCGAGCGTGCCGAAGTAACCGCGCACGCGGTAGTCCATTTCGATCGGGCTGATACCCATCTTCTTGCCCGCCTCGATCATGGTCCGGCTGGTGTAATACTGGAACTGCTGGGACGCATCCACGCCCTGAAGGTACTCCGGCACGATCGGCGCCCCCGTGAAGTCCTTGTTGCGCGACAGGTCGAGCTCGGGCTGGAACACTTGTGGCGTCGGATCCAGCGCGAAGGCTTGCAGGAACATCCAGGAAATGGCGTCGGCGAACTCCTTGCCGTCCTGCTTCTCCAGGTACTCCATGAACCGTTCTGGCAGCGTGGCGAAGATGTTGCCGAGCTCGAACGGCTTCGGCAGCAGGAAGTAATCGTCCTCGCCGGTGCCGTTGAAGAACACCCAGTTCAGATCCTTCACGTCCTCGGGCAGCTCCTTGTAACGCTCGTCGTCCTTGTTGAGCGCATACAGCGCCAGCGTCGCCGTGGTCAGCAACGCCCCTTTCACCGCCAGGTTGATGGCCGACTCCCTGGTGTCGAGCGCGCGCTTGTTCCGATACATGCCCTGCACCCGAGCATTCATGAACGGCACGGCGATCGCCAGGAAGCGCGCGATCTCGCTGGATCCCTTCATGGCGAAGTCGGTGGAGATTTCACGCGACAGGAATGCGGAATGACGCGGCCCGAATTCTTCGAGGTTAGCCTTGAACTCTGCCAGGCGGTTGGCGTTCTCGAACCGGCCCATGAACCGATCGTATATGGCGAACAGGTGCGTGGGGTTGACCACGGTCCTGCGCTGCGCCTCCAGCCCCTGGGAGCGACTGGAGAAGCCGCCGCCGTTGAGCAGCATCAGCTGGTAGTCCTGGTCCTCATGAAGCCGGCTGAAGACAACACGCAACGCGCGGAAGAATGGCACATGGACCCGGCTGGAGAGCATCCACGCCTGGGTCGAATCCCGGACGAAGTTGATGGTCTGGAATGTGGGGATCGCCACGGTGCCACGTCGCAGCGCCGCACTGAAGCCGCCGACAATCATCAGCGCCAGGTTCGTGCCCTTTGGTCCCAGGAACTCCATCGAATCCCACAGGTCGCGGTCGATCACCTCGAACCACTTCTTCTCGCCGTTCTCCAGGTAGTACGTCACGTCGCCCGATGGATCCTGGTTGAACTGCCAGAACTGGGTCATGGGCTCCAGGCCCGCCACCATGGAGTCGATCAGCGCCACGAGCGCAGCCTCCTGCGGCCCCGAGTACATGCCAGTCGACTTGGCGAACCGATACTGTTTCATGGTGTAGCCCATGAGCTCGACCACCAGCTTCGTGATCTGCTCGGAGTCGATCTCCACGGGCTTCGTGTCGGTGCCGATCGGCGCGGCGAACACGCCGGCCAGTGGATCCAGACCGCCGGCGTTGCCGCCCATGCGGCCCGTGCGATCGCCCAGGACGCGGAACAGGTCGCGCTTGCCGTCGTTGACCATGGCGAACCGGATCAGGTTGCCGTTCTGCTGGATGATGTTTTCCCAGATGTCGCCGACGTTTTGACTTCCACCCTTCAGACGCATGAACGGATTGCCGCTCGCCTTCAGCTTCCGGCCGTCCGCCAGGGACTCAAGCACCCGATAGAACGGAACGTAGTTCTTGTTCATCTCCTCCATGGCTTTGCGGGACTTCGCCGACAGCACGCCAGCCGCCTGGGCGAAATCCAACATCCGCTTGTTGTAATCCTGATATCTGTCCCAGATGCCAGCCGCCTCGGGGTTCTCGCTTTCGTAGGTCAGCCAGCTGGCGATCTCGTCCGGCCGCCACAGGATCTCGCGGCCCTGCTCCATCAACTCCCTGGCACGCCTGGCCAGCATGTAGTTGCCCATGGAGTCGTTGCCCCAGAAGTCGCCGAAGATGTCCTTCAGCCCCTCGCCCGTGAACTCCAGCCCGCGGCCGTCAGCCCGATAGCCTGGTGTTCCCCAGAAGAACGCCGCCTCCAGCACGCCGTTGTGCCCGCCGATGGCGATGCGCAGCTTTTCGTATGCCTTCATCACTTGCGGGCTGTTCATGCGCTGGCCGATCTTCTTGATGCCGCGCAGCCCGTCCAGGCTCGCCTGCGTCCAGCTCGACGGCCACAGCTCCTTTATCTTCTGGATGAATGCCGGGATGGCGGTGCCGGTCTTGCTGGCGAACCGCGCCCGTGCGCCCTGCATCGTCCAGGCGTGCATCAACTCCTGGAGATCCCAGACGGCGGCGCCCAGTGTCGGGTGCTGTGCAAGCGCAGCCTGCCAGGCGTTGTAGAACGATGGGGCGCGACTCATCGCCTCAGTTTCCTGGGTCAGAAACAGCCGCATGAATTCCGCGAAACCTTCCTCGGTCGACGTGGCGTCGTAGCTGACGCCGCGCAGCTCCTGCTTGAAATTGCGATACAGCTGACGCACCCAGGGATGACGGTCGTCGATGTAGTGCGCGATCTCGTGCGCAGCCACCTCGATGTCGTTGTGGAACTTGATCCTGGTGGCGCCCTGGCCTGGCAGGTAGAAGCCGAGCGTGCCGCGGCCCTTCACCCGGCCCTGGTATATCCGGTTGCCGAAGTATTTCCGCATGACGGCGATGATGTGCTCGCGCCGGACAGGCAGTTTCGGGATCCGCACCGTGCGGCCGTTGCCAAGCACCAGCAGGTTGTTGGCGTTGATTGGCAATTTTCCCATCTTGCCGATCATGGGGACGTAGTTCGTGCCTGGCGCCATTCTCGGCATGGCGTTGTTCTGCACGGAAAGCGTCGCACCTGGTGGCCGCTCGCCACGCGCAGCTCGGGTGCCGGCTCGCTCCTTCTCGTCCTTCTTGCCCTTCATGGTGGCGTCGGCTTCGCTCTTGTTCGGCCCGATGCCCCAGGTGATCTTGATGCCGGGCATCATGCCGCGGTCGGAGCGCACGGTCTGGCCAGCCAGGATCCCTTCAGCCAGACGGAGCGCCGCCTCCAGCTCGTCAGCGTTCTCGGATCCGAGCACGAACTCGTCGCCGCCAATCCGATACGCCTGCACGCCGGTCTGATCCAGCGCCTCGGCAATGGCGATCAGCAAGGCATCGCCCGCCTCCATTCCCATCTTGTCGTTGACCCACTTCAGGGAGTCGGCATCGATGACAGCCTGGTGTTTCAGGAATGCCGCCTCCTGGTCATAAGCACGGCGGTTGCCGATGCCGGTCAGCTGGTCGGTGAAGATCCCCTTGATGAGCTCGTCGGTGGTCATCTCGGCGATCCCCTCGGCGCGCGTCCGGCCGTTCTTGTCTGGCCGTTCGACATCGCTGTTCAGCTGGCGCAACTCGGGATCCGATCGGGATCCGTCGAAGCCGTCGAAGTCGTTGGTCTGGCGGCCTTTGCCGATGGCAGTGTGAATCTGCCCTGGCGAGAGCACGAACACCTGGTCGATCTCGCCGGTCGCCGCGTCGATCAGAATGGCGGCGTCCTGGCCCTGCGCGCGCATGGCTTCGACATCCAGGCCGCGCTCGACGAAGTTGAGCCAGGCGTCACTGCCATCCATCGCCCTGACGATCAGCGGGTTCTGTGCAGTCAGGAACACGGGATACATGGCGCCAGCCGTGCCCTCGTCGGCGAACAGGCCGTCGGCGAACGCTTCCGCATATCCTGGGTCCGGCGTGAAGTAGGCGCCGTTCCGGGTGGCGAACTGGTCGATCTGCGGCCCTGGCCTGCTGCCGTGGTACATCACCAGCGGCCGGCCCTGCTCGTCAGCGATGGCGCCAGCGGGGATGGCATCCTCGAATAGCTCGTTCTGGTCCTGCGCCTGGCTGAACAGGTCGCCCTTGTCGCCAGTCTCCACTGAATCCTGGCCCTGGTTGCGCTTGCCGTCGCGGCGCCGGAGCTCGTCCGCGATCGCCTGCTTCATGGAGTTGTTCGGCCCGGTCAGATCCTCGATGGTTGGCGTCGGCGGAGGCACCAGGTGGATGACTTGCGGAACGCCGAATACCTGGCGAAGCACCTTCCAGCCGGACGGGTTCTTGGCGTCCCCGTTCTCCATGGAGGAGTTGTCCCACTGGATGACGATGCCATCGTAGCCCCTCGCCCTGGCCTGCTGGGTCATCTGCTCGGCCCATCGCTTGAGCATGTCGGCTCGAACGTCGGCGCTTACCTTGTGGGACCAGGGGTTGAGTTGGGCATCCGCAGTCCTGGACCAGTGCGCGCGTAACTGCGTGTCGCTGCCGAAGACCAGTGGATTCTTTATGGTCACGTCATACCCACCCGGCCGGCCGCCGAATAGCGCGCCGTTGGTCGCGTCCCAGGCGTAGTACGTCTGGTCGCCGAATAGCGGGAAGCCGACATGGGATCCGTTGGGGTCGGCATTCATGGCGCCGTTGCCGCGGAAGCCGTGGAAGTTGAACGGCACGCCCCTTTCCGCCGGATACATGGCGGGGTTCATGACCGGGAACTGGCCCGTGCTGGCGCCCGCGACGATCGCTCGCCTCTGCTTCCTGCGCGCCTGATTCGTGAACGACAGTCGATTCCCGAGCGCCACGTCCTTCAAGTAGTCGAAGCGCGCATCCGATCCTGGGGTCACTCGGGTGTAACGGCCCGCAGGCAGCACCAGCGCCACACCGCTTTTACTGTGGGAAACGGTGATCTTGTCGCCAGGCCCGATCAGGTACGAGCTCGTCGTCAGCGGCGACTTGCCAGGCGGGTTCAGCAAATCGAGCTTTGCCTTGTTGCGACCAACGGCCAGCACCCGATAGCCGCCTTTTCGCAGGACGATGCGCTGCAAGTCGAGCCGGGTTCTCAGCCAGTCCGTGGTGATCTTGTCGGCTGGCATCGTGGTCACGCCGCGAACAATGAGCTTCGAGTCGACCAGGATCAGCGTCACGTCATCCGGTCCAACGGCGCCTTCCGCCATCAGCTGCCGCACCAGGACGTGCGTGTTATCCGGGTTGGTCAGGCTGCGCGTGGTGTCTGACTCGTACATGACTGGCGGCATCAGGTCCGTGGCGCCGAAGTCGAAGTCCCGCCGCGTGGCGTTGCCGTCCTTCGTGATCGTCGAGTAGTTGTTCGTGTCGATGACCACATGACCGCGGAACATCGGACCAAGAGCGGTCGCGTATGCCTTCGTGACGGTCAGATCGTTCTGGCTCGCTTTCGATTCGCCCGCCGGGTGGTTGTGCATCAGGTAGATGCCCGTGGCGCCCATCTCGTTCGCGTGGCGTTTCATCTCGTCGAACCAGCCGGCGCCGTCCGCGAAGCCTTCGGCGATTGGAATGCTCGGTCGAACGCTCATAGGCATCCTCGTACTCAGGCCCAACTGGCCGAGCACGGTGCCATCGTCCGCCGTGAAAAACAGGCGGAAAGTCTCAAAACGAGGATCTCGGAACACCTGGGAGATCATTGCCACGTCCAGGTCGCTGTTCAGCTTGTGGCCGATCAGTGACACCCGCTGCCTCGCGGCCAGGTTCTTGGAAATCGTCAGCGCCAGGATGGTCGCCATGTCGTACAGCTGGCGCACGGCGGTGATGGCGTTGCCCTTCGCCTCGTCGGCATTCGGCGCGCCGGCCTGGTTCGGTGCCGGCGCTTCGTCGGCGTACTTGTCCAGGCCCGCGTCGACACCTGGGCGATCGATCTCCTTCTCGGTCGGCTGCACCTCGCCCTTCTCGTTCGGCTGCACCACCTCGAAGAAGGCGACGCTGTTCTTCGCCTGCACCAGATAGCCCTTGTCGATCAGCGCATTCCAGACAGCCTTCTGCATCGAGTCCAGGTCGCCGGTGTAAACCTGGCCACTGGTGCTCGGCTTGCCGCTCGTCCGTTGGCCCAGGTTCTTGGCGTCCGGCCAGGACAGCCGTCCCTTGTCGGATTTTGCGACGAACGCACGAATCCGCTCCAGTGCGTCGGCCTGGATCGGCGTCAGCTTCTTCTGGCCTGGTTGCTTCTCGTATGGTGCTAAAGCTGGCGCCTCGGGAGCTTCTTCTCCAGGTCCACTGGTTTGGTCTGGGGCAGTCTCGGTGCCGGCTCCGGCGTCCGATTCAGCGCCTTGTTCCTGAGTACCTGCTTCAGTGCGTCCTGCACGGATGGCTTCATACATTCTCCTTTCGAGGATGTTGCGGAGGGTTTGTTCGTCGTCAGTCGTGGCCGCCAGGTTCTGCACTTCATCGACCGGCACGCCGGCGTTAATGGCGCGAGTCATCGCCTCGAATGTGATGCGGGTGTCGGCATCCATCTCCGCGGGGTATTCGTGCTCGGCGTATATCTCGCCATCGGGCTCGAGGGAGTCCGGGTATCCGACTGAGGATCGAGATTCACGTCGCGCCTCGCGCGCCTTGTCGAGCGCATGACGAACGAATACCAGCTCGGCAGGATCGGTTCTCTCGTCTGTGTGCTCGTCGAGCATGACGGTGATGACGCGCTGCTCGCGCACCCCGAGCTTGTGGCCGGCGATCGCCTTCTGGACGGTCTTTTGCAGCTGGCGCACGCTCATCTTGTAGCGCGGGTTTTCCATCATCGACTGGAACCACGGCGGATTGCCCGATGACGTGCGGCCGTTGATGTTGCCGCGCTCGTCGCGCGTGTAGGTGACACCACCATCCACGATCAGGTCGGCGGCCATGTCCTGGAGCCTGGAGCGGAACGATGCGCGCTTCAGGCGAGGATCATGCGGCGGAACAATCTGCGGCGGCCTGGGAGTCGGTGGCCGCCTGGGAGCGGGAGTTTCTGCCGGTTCTGGCGTCGGCGCGGTGGCTTCTGCCGTGTCCACGGGCTCGGCGTCGACAGGCGCCGCCGGTTCCGTTTCCGTGGTGGTGTCGGTCGGCGTCTCGTCGGGCACGCGATCGACCAGGGTGGGAACATTTTCGTCAGAATCCACTGGCTCGGTCGGCGCCACTTCAGTCGTGTCGCCCTGCTGGGAGGCGAGCCATTCCTGGTACTGATCGAAGCTCATGTCGGCCGGGTCGACTGGCTCGGTCGGCGCCACTTCAGTCGTGTCGCCCTGCTGGGAGGCGAGCCATTCCTGGTACTGATCGAAGCTCATGTCGGCCGGGTCGACTGGCTCAGATCGGTCGATCTGATCCACGCCAGTGTCGACCGGAGCGGCCTCGGCCTGGTCTGTGGTGTCAGCCTGCTCCGTGGTTGGCGCGGGGTTCAGGTCCGGGATCTCTCCGCCCAGGCGGCGCAGCTGGGCTTCCAGCCAGTTCTTGTACGCCTCACTCGGCGAGCCAGGCTCAACCTCCTTGCCGGTGAACATGCGCGTCAGGTCGTCGGTGTACTCCGCGATTCTGCGGCGGCGGCTTTCACGAGCGGCATCGTTTGCCGGCCAGGCGCCATCGTATTCGCTGGAATATGGGTCATGGCGCGGATCGTAGTCGTCGTCACCAGGCTGCGGCCTGCTCGGCCCTTCTTCCGTTGCACCTGGCCCCGAAGGTGGCGTCGTCGGCGGAGGGAAGGACGGCTCCGCCTCGGACGAACCACCCCGGTCCAGGAATTCTTTAGCCTGCCGCGCGATCTCATCTGCCTGCCGCTTGCGCACGCCAGCTCGAACGCCCGTGACGGAGGCCGCGCCCACATCGATCGGCGATGTGACGACCTCGGCCATAGCCTCGGCGGTGATCTCGCCCCAACGAAGATCCTCGCCAGCCTCCAGGGTTGCCACTTGCGCGCCCAGCTCCCCCGTGGCGCCGCCCACTGTCTGGATGCCGGCCTGCGTACCCAGGTTGGCCAGTTCACGACCCAGCACCGTCTTGACGCCGTACTCGAACGGCTTGCCCGCCAGACCGCCGGTGGCAGCGTCCACCAGGCCGATGATCCCGGAACGCCAGGATGCGTACTTCACGGCCGCCTGCATCAGCTCCTTGTCCTGGGTGGCTTCGATGACTGCCTCGGCGTTGTTGATGTCCACGCCCTTCTTGCCCAGGTACTCGCTGAATGCGGCTCGGTACTCGGTCATCGCAGAGCCCAGGCCCATGCCGGCACCCATGCCGACATGCCCGCCAACAACGGAGCCCGCCAGTGCCAGGGGAATGGATTCCAGCATGTTGGGCGCCGATCGAATCCCGAGCTCGGCGATGATCTTGTAAGGCTTGTCCATCGCGTTAAGCGCGGCTTCGCCAAGCGATTTCGAGCCGAGCAACGCCTCGGTTTCGCGCGAGAAGGGGACGGTCGCCGCGTTTTCTCGGCGCGTCCTGCCCTCATCGATGGCGGCCTGGAGCTCGGTGGTCAGTGCGGCGCGCTTGGCGTCCACCTCGGCATCGATGTCGGCCTGCGCCTGAGCATCGCCAGCTTGCGCCGCAGCTGCCCGTCGACGAGCGCCCAGCTGCCGGAAGGCGCCTGGCCCGCGAGGCATGTAATCCTCCCTCTCCACACCCGTGGCCACATCCTCGGCACCAGCTGACTGCTGCGCGGCGTCGAATGCCCGCTTGTTCGCGCGGTTCGCCTGCCACTCGTCATAGCCGGCGTACAGCTGCTCCCACATTGCGCGCTCGTCCTTCACCGGCTCCTGGTATGGCGTGAACGTCTTGTTGTCCGGCGACCAGGTGCCGCCCTGGTGATCGTCGAATGAATACTGGGATTGGTTGCTGAATGTCGGATGGTTCGGTTTCTTGAACTTGTCCGTCATGTGCTGGTCTGGCGAGATTTTGGCGCCCGCCTTGTAGGCGCCGCGCAGATCGTAGTCCCAGGTGGATTGAAGCGGCTTCGGCAGTGTCTTCCGCCAATCCTGGAACTCCTGCTCCTCGGTCTGGTCCAGCAGGGTGTTCCACTGCTCGGTCATGTCCTCGACGCGATCGCTCCGGTCAGGGTCGCGTGGCGCGCTCGTGGGAGGCAGCGCGTTCTCCTGGAAGCGGCGGCGGATGGCGGCCTCGCTGGCGGCCGGCCCCTCGAACTCCTTCAGCACGGCGCGCGGGCTGGTGTCGGGAACGTCTTCGTCAGCCAGGGGATCCTTGCGGCCGCCCTTGTTGTCGTCGAACCACTTGCCGGCTTTCTCGAGGAAGGTGGCCGCCTTCGGCTCGGGCACGGGCTCACGCAGCTGGATCAGCTCCTCGTACTTGTCCTGGGGCATGTCCGGGTAATACGTCCGGCGAATGCCCTCGGCCAGCTCGTCGTCTGAGATGTCCTTGTATTGCGGATATTGTTCCCGGTAGTCCGCGAGCTTCTTGGATGGCATCAGTTTTTCCTGAGAAGCCCCAACGGATCGTAGACGCCGTTCTTGTCACCTGGTCGGCCGCCATACACGGGCACGTCGTATCCAGCCTGGCGAACGGCCTGGGCTGCGGCGGTGTCGATTGGGACGGAGCCGCCGCCTTCTTTGTAGATCCTCGATGCCAGCTCCATGATGCCGGCGACGTTGAGCTCGGCGCCCTTGTCGAGCCCCTTCGGCAATCCACTGATGGGATCCCAGGTGCCGCCCATGGAGCCAACCACGGCCGATCGCAGCGAGTTGGAATCGCTTGGCTTCATCTGCCACGCATCGTCGGCCTTCACTGGCTTGCCGTTGTTCACCATGTCGTCAGGGTCATTGTAGGGAGTGCCCTGCCAGGTTTGCACGCCGTCCAGGTATTCAGTGTCCTGGGACTGCACTCCGCCCTCTGGCGTGCCGGTCTTGCGCGTCAGCACCTGGTACTTCTGCTGGCGGTCCTTGATCTCCTTGCGAAACCAGCTGTCGGAATACTCGGTGGGGAACAGCTCGGGAGGCACGCCCGCCTTGATCTTCGTCTCGCGCCAGGATTTGTAATTCGTCGCGTCGACACCCTGGCGCTCCAGGGTCATGAGGTCCATCTGGCCCTTCATCATCGCAGCCGTGCTGGTGCGCAGCTTGTCGGCTTCGTCGTACAGGCCCACAGACTCCAGCTTTTCGATGCGCTCCGGCGCCTTGTCGAGCGTGCCGACGATCTTGTGGTACTCCTCGCGCGCTTTGGCGATCCGCTCGGCCTCATCTGCATCCAGGCCGGCCACCTGGTTGCGCAGTGCGTTGAAGCGCGCCTTCTGGCCAGCCTGCACGGCGGCGCCGAAGTTCACTTGTTGCAGTGCATTGCCCTGAGATTGAACCACGCCCATTACAGAGTCCCCCGATATGCCCGCACGGCCAGGTAGTTGTTTATGCCAGTGTTCACGGCCGTGCCGCCCGCCCGCCAGGCGTCGCCGGTGATGTTCGCCCGACTGGTGCCGAGATTTTCGTATATGCCAGCGAGTCGGCCGCCCTGGGTGGCGTACGCGCCGGCCACCTGGCTGCCCACGGCCTGGCTGCCGCTCACGGCCTGCGCCGCTGGTCCGCCGCCAAAGCCGGCTTGTTCACGCAATGCCGCCAGGTAGTTGTAATAGCCCTGGTCCTTGCGTTGCAGGTCCGTCGCGGTCAGGCGATCGGCGTCAGATGCCGCACTGTCCAGGCGTTGCGCGTCACCAGCTCGACGTTGCAGGTAATTCCGATATGCCTCGTCGCCGCGGTCGATGTCAGTGACGCGCTGGTTCTCCCAGTTGCCGAGCGCGGTGTCGCCACGATTCAGGTCGGTTTCCGCGAAACTGTCGCCACGGTTGAGATCGTACTCGGCAAACGAATCCCGGCGGCTGGCGTCTCTTGATTCGGCTTCGCCCAGGCGATTCAGGTCGCTGGTGCGGCCGCTCGCCCAGTTGTAATACTCCTGGTCCGCCAGCCCCTTCGCCCGTCGCTGCGCCTCCATGATGGCGCGGCCGCCGATGTTCGGCCCGCCAGCGGATCCAACTCGCTCCAGCTGTCGTTCCATCTCCTCGCGGGAGAACGAATAGCCAGGCGATGCCTCGAAGGTTTCGCCATAGACACCGCGGCCAGCTGCGCCCGCTGCCAGGCTGTCGCCGCCTCGCGTGGCGGTCATGCCAGGGACGCCGCCGCGCAAGCCGGTCATCGTCACGTCACGAGCCCGTGCCACCAGCGCGTTGTCCTCCGGGTTGGCTGACGCCATTCGGTTGTTGTCGATGTAGCCGCGGAATTCGTCGCCAGCCGCATCGGTCGGTGCCAGCAGGTTGCCGCGCACGGTGTCGCCATAGGTCGAGGATTCGGCCAGGCTGGTCGGATCCAGGTTCGGGTCGCGGAAGGATCCATTCGTTGGATCCCGGAACCTGTTCGGTTGACCAGGTGGGGGCTGACGCAAGCCTGACGAGCCGGGTGCGCCGATCCGCGTGCCGGTGCGTGCCGCTTCAGCCGCAATGAAGGGTTCCTGGATCGTGCTCAACTCCGCCTGAAGTCGCTCCATCTCGCCCTGGCGTGACTGCATCCGCAGCGCGGTCTGTCGGCCGCCGTTGCCGAAGGCGCCAGGCGTGTCGAAGGCTTGCTGGATGCCGGCGATCCGGTTCTCGATCTCCAGCTCGCGTTCGCTTTTCTGTCGCGGTGCGGCTGGTTGCTGTTCGGTGAAGCGCGGCCCCTGGATGGTGTTGCCGTCCGTTCCTTGCTGGCTTCCACCTGGCTGGCGTGGCGTGGCGTTCGAGTCGAAGAAGGTATCCTGGTCCCCGTCTGGTCCATTGATACCCAGCAGGTCGCTGTAGGCGCGCTGCGCGTTGTATTGCTGCTGCACCTGGGGCAGAAGGATCCGTTGCTGGTAGTCGAACTGCCGGCGAATCTCGTCCACCTGGGTCCGGGTGGATTCGATGGTGGCCTGGGCGGCGTCGGCCGCGCCTCGGCCTGCTGCCCGGCTGCTCGATCTGGCGCCGGCGTAGCTGACACCTGCGCTGACGACGGTGCCGGCGGCGATGGCGGTGAATGCGACGCTCATGCGGTTTTCTCCTGGATGTCTTCAAATTGGGTCACGGTGAACACGTCGGCCATCTCGTCGGCACTGAGCTCCGGCCCGTTGTACGGATGCACGGTAATCCAGTCGCAATCGGTGATCGCCATGCCGGCGCGCTTCACGCCAGCCGGGGAGATAAATTCACAAGGCCCGTTGACCACTTTCGGCCCCTCGCTGGTGACGACCAGCATTCGGCCCCACAGGACCATCGAGTAACAGGATTCCTTGTGTATCTTGCCGGTCAGCACGGTGCCCTCGGGGATGCGGATCCGGCGGATGTAGAGTCCAGGCGTGAACAGCTGGAAGACTTCCAGCTTCACCTGGTGGCTCGGCATCTCGGTCAGCATCTTCTCGTAGGCCAGGATCTGGTCGCGGAATTGCTCGGGTGTCTTCACCCTGGCGAGCTTCTCCAGCCCGCCGATGGCGCGCTTGATGTCCTTCAGCTGGCCGGCCACCAGGTTAACCATACGCCACCCACCCCGTGTTCAGGATTGCCGCCGTGTTCTTGACGTAGAGCAGTGTGCCCGCGCTGCCCGTGGTGTTGAAGTACGTCGAGCCTTTCGACGCGAAGATGACGCCCTCGGGTGTTCCCGCGCCCGTGTAGTAATCCGGGTATGGGATGAGCTTCTGGCGCCAGGCTTCAAACGATCGGAGCACGCGCTCGGCCAGGCTTTGGTCGTTGATGGGTTCAAGGGATGGCATCAGTTATCGAGCTCGCTGATTTCAACGTAGGCACCCATGATCGTCAGGTTGACGGCTTCAGACAATTCGATCTCGAAGATGCGGTTCCGGCTGATGCCCAGCTGGTCGAAAACGCACCGCTTCATGGTCTGGCCGATCCGGCCAACTTCTTCAATGAGGAAGTCGGACCAGTTCTGCCCGCCGTCGTCGGAATAACGCATTTTCAGCTGTGGGTTGGCGCCGGCCGCCACGGCCGTGCCGACACCGCCCTGCACGTCGACGATCAGGCTCCAGAAGTCCAGGAGCTTGTTCATGTTGTGGACGATCTGGCACCGGCGCCGGCGAATCATCGCCTGGCCCGCGTCCTGGTATTCGTCCAGGTCCAGGTCCAGGTTCTGCGCATCGATCCTGGAGCCCACCACGTTTTTGTTGCCGAGCACCCCGTGGGAGCCAGCTCGCCAGCCCGTGCCGTCGAGCTGCTCGCGCGTCTCCCAGGCTTGCGCCTTGATGTTGTATATCAGCGTCGAGCTCGTGCGCGGATCCGCGCCCGTCGTGTCACTCAGCTGGAGGATGTAGAAAGACTTGCCGGCCTGTTTGTAGATGAATCCATAGGCGTCGGTCGGATCCGTCACGGTGGTCAGGAAGTCTTCCTGCTCGTCGCCGCTGATGGTCTGGCCGCTTTGCCCACGAATCTGGTACACGAACCGGCCGCCCTGGGGGGTGGTCGCCAGGAAGAAGATGCCGTCATCTCCTGAAGCCATCGACTGCGGCGCCAGCACGCCCACTTCCTGCGTGGCGGACAGGACGATCTGGTACGGGAAGTCGGGGTTGCCGGAGTTGTAATACGCCTGACTGGTTTCATCGCCGAAGATCCACAGCAGGGAATTGGCCTCGGCGAGCGCCAGCGCATTGTCTGGCGCCACCGATGCGGCGTCGAAGTCGAGCGCGTTCCAGCTGGTGGGGTTCTCCACGGCGCTGATGAAGAAGTTGTCTGTCAGCGCGTCGTTGACGATGAAGTAGCCATCCAGGTACAGGATGAAAGTCGGCGAGCCGGCGCCGGTGTTGCCAGGGAAGTCCGGGTCCGCGATCTGCGTGAACGTGGTGCCGTCGTAGGTGTAGCCGTCCGTGCCGTCGACCAGCGCGATGTACTGCCGGCCGCGAGCGATCTGCACCCGCCCAGGGTTGGCGTTGAGCGTGCCGACGTTGATGTTCCCCGCGCTCTCGGTCTGCGCCACCAGCTTCGTGCCGTAGACGCCATAGAGTTCGTTCTCGGTGGCGGCCGCCCGTATCTTGCTGGCGACCATCTGGCTGGAGCGAACGGCGCCGTCGCCGCATGTCGCCCGCACCACCAGGCCGGGAACCGTCTCCAGCACGACCGGCGCCTTCGCGCCGGCGCCCTTGATGGCCTGCATGAAGTTCACAGTCGCCTGGTTGTTCACCATGACGGATCGAGACACTGCCTGCGGCCCGACGAATGGGATCTGGATTCGGCGCGCCATTATGCGATCTTCGTCAGCATGTACCAGCTGCCGGATCGTAGCGTGGTCCCTGTGGCATCGCTGGACCGCTGCGCCCACTGCAAGTCGCAGGCCGTGCCTGCGACATACGAGCCGTTGGTCACCAACATCAACTTTGCCTTCAGAATGGTTTGCACGTTTGCGACCAGGTTGCCGTTGCCGCTGTTTGCGTCCTCGACGTAGACGCTACCCACGGGGGTGGCGGTGACTGAGACGCTGCTGTAGATGGTGTGCCCCGCAATGGTGACGTTTCCCGCCTGGCCGTTGAAATCGAAGGTCCACTTGAAATCACCCGTGTCGACCGTGCTGAAGAATTCCAGAACTGAATCGAGGATATACGTCGAGCTCGGGAACAGCACCAGGCCGGCCAGCGTGGGGTCATCCGTTTCGGTGGTGGTCGACGTGCGGGTTGTGTCCGACGACTTGATGAGGCTCTGTACCATTGGCACCGCGTGGAAGGTGGTGCCACTGTCTGGCGAGAGCGCCAGCGCCTGGCGGATAGTCGACTGCCGCAGCCGCATGACTTCGACCGACGCGGCGGTTCCGTCTGGCGTGACCGCGAAGGCGATCCGGCCCGGCATGTCGCTCGCGCCTGGTGTGCCGTCCACGATGAACGAGATGCTACCCACAGACTGGAAAGCGGCGCCGTCCGAGCCGTAGGCGATGATCGCGCCGATGTTGTCGCCCGACTGGACGATGGTGTGCGAGCCGACTGTGGCGTTGCGAGACTTACGGAACAGCAGTGCGGCCGGTTGCGTGTCAGCCGTGAACTGCGTGGCGCTCATCCAGCCCGATCCGACGGTGTTGCCTTGGATGGCAAAACCGGGATCGAAACCGCCCAACTGCGCTGGCACGACATAGACACCAGTCTTGGTGATGACAATCTGGCCGTTCTGGCTGATTCGCATCCGCTCGGTTGGCACGAGATCGGTGCCGACTGTTACCGTGGTCGCCGAGTCAGCAAAGAATTGGATCCCGCCAGGGATCGAACTAATGCCTATGCCCGCCTTCGCCAGTGCCGCGCCCCAGCTTGACGCCACTTGGTTCGCGTTCGCTGATCGCTTGTATCCCATGCCCAACCAGAGAGCCGCGCTCGATGTCTGCCGAAAAAGGACGGCGAGCGCCTCTGTAGAGTTCTCCGAGAAGCCGATGTTCATGACAGTCGAAACGCCCAGTCCACCAGCGCCGGCGGTTGCGAGGCCGATCATCACGTTGCCGGCGTTGTCGATACGCACCCGTTCTGCCGGCGTGGTGGACCCGTCTGGCGTGGTGAAAAAAATCAGGCGGCCAGGCATGTCGCTGACGCCTGGTGTGCCGTCGACCGCGCCCTCGATGTAGCCCAGCGATTGCATCGTGGCGCCGTCTGAGCCACGGAAATCAAGCCGGCCCGCGACGTCGCCCGATTGGACGATCGTGTGACTGCCCTGGTTGGTGTTGCGCGACTTGCTCAAGAAGATGAAGGCCGGGTTGACGTCCGCCGAGTTCCGGGAGACAGCGACTCCATTGGAATCGGGAGCCATGACGGCGAGCGTCGGGATGCCGCCGCCGTAGGTGAATTGCGCGGAGTAGGCGCCCCCTGAGATGGTGATCTTGCCCGCGCTGTCGATCCTCATGCGCTCAGTCAGCGTCGCCGATCCATCCGGCACAGTGCGGAACAAAAGGCGACCGGGCATGTCATTGCCCGCGCCCGGCGTGCCGTCGACGACGCCCACGATGTCGGCGGCCGTGACGAAGATCGTGCCGTTGCTGCCGGCGAAGTTAAGCGAACCGAGCGCATCCCCGGCCTGAACGATGGTGTGCGATCCATAGGTCGCGTTACGCGACTTTTGCAGCGTTACACCGCCACCAAACGCAGTTGCGGAGTACAACGGGAAACCGGCCGCCCCTCTGCCGAGACGCAGTTCGCCTGTGCCGTCTGGCTTGATCTCGATCACGCCGTTGAGGTTGGTCGAGATGATCTCGTTGTTCTGGATGGTGATGTTGTCGAACACCCCGGACACCACGGCCGGGTAAAAGACGTTGACGCGATCGAACCAGGTGGATCCGCTGAATGGCACGCTCGGGTCGATGCCGATCAAGGCCAGCTTGGCGAAGCGTGCGAGCGCGGGAGGCGTGACGAGCAACTGGAGACTGGTCCAGACGCCGGCCGCCGTGGCCGTGCTGTTGTACGGGTCAGAGTTGGAAATCAGGACGAAGCTGGTGTCATACCACTGCACCCGGACTCGGTTGTTCGGCCCCAGGACGCTGCCCTGGATGTCGACGTACACCGTCAGGTCCGTCAGGTCCGTCACCGGGAAGAAATCGGTCGTGGTCAGCGAGCCGCCGCCGACACCCGTGGACGTGAACCGGAATGAGTTGGCGCCGTCCGTGCTCCTGGTCGTGTCGATGCCGTTGCTGCTGCCGGATTGCGCCACCTCGGTCCAGCCGTCGGGCACGTCGTTGGCGTCCGTGTCGAGCTCGAAGGATCCGTTGGGCACCAGGCCGCTGCCCTGGTCGACACCCAGCGCGTCCGGGTTGGCATTGAGCTCGGTCAGCACCAGGTTGCCGTTGCGGTCGTAAACGAACATATCCACGTCGCGCGTGATCCAGATGTTCGCGCGGCCGGATCCGCTCAATGGCACGGGCTGCGCCAATGGCGTCACCAGGTCCGAGCCGTTGTAAGACGTGATGAAGGTGGTGGTGCCGGGTTCGTACAAATAGACATTGCCGCCGGCGAGCGGCCGGCCCTGGCTGTTCTGCACCTGGCTTGCGGGTCGAATGATGTTGAGCAGGCCCATTACTGGAAATCCCCCGTGGTGATACTGAAGCGGCCCTGGCGCGTGCGCAGACCTCCGTCCACGCCGAGCGTGTTCATCCGCATGGCGCCGGCTGCCAGGGTTTCCCAGGCGTCGTTCATGATCTGCACCTGGCGCTGATTGAGACTCTTTCCGTACTCCCCCGACACAAGGTCAGCGAGCGCGTACCGCAACCACAGCATGGCTTCCGGGTTGAGATTGATGTCGTCGGCCGGGTTCTCGATGACCAGGGAATTCGTCAGCACGTCCATGATGAGGATGTCGCCCGCACTGCCTGGTACGTTGAGGCGCAGCTCGCCAGCCTGTCCGGCGGAGCGCGAATAGAGAATGTTGTAAACGCGGCCCTGGACGGTGTTGCCACCGGCGCCCTTCACGGGCTGGCGGTTGTATTGCGCCTGGTCGATCACTCGGCACATGAAGTCGGTGCCCTGGCCGTCCGGGAGTTCGAGGCGCGGCTGGCCGCGCTCGATGATGGAGAGGAGGGTCATGGTGAAGTCGTCGGCGATGGTCGACACCACGCGAACATCGGGCACGGTGCCAGCTGGCCACACCACATCGAAGTCGTAGTTGCCGCTGGCGTCGAGGGTGTAGGACACGAACGCGGCGCCGTTGTTGCGCAGCTGCACCACGGCGCTGCCGGCATTCACGTCGATCGACATGCGGACGGTGTAGGTGCGGGTGCCGGAAAGGTTTGCGGCTGGCAGACTTTGCGTGGCCGTGCCGACTGCCGACTGCACCGCCAGCTCGTTGTCGGAGATCGTCATGCCGCCGGTCAGAATCCAGGTGCTGACATTGCCGAAGCGATACTCGCTCACCAGCTCGTTGTTGGTGATGACCGAGCCCATGCGGACATAAGCCGACTCGATGCCGATCGGCGCCGGGTCGCCCAGGAAGCCGCCGAAGGCGTCAGACCTGAAGTCGTACTGGCTGCCCGAGCCGTAGGTGTAGATGGCTCCCGTCTGGAGCGTGAAGAAGTGGCGCTTGATGCCAGGAACGAATTGCTTGCTGACCGCGTTGGTGTTCAGCAGCTCCTGGAGCGCGAGAAGTGCATTCGACTGGTCTTCAGACGCGAGGGTTGCCCCTCGGCCTGGTACGTTGATGAGGCGCAGAGCCCCCGCTATCAGTTCACTTGCTGTCGTCATCGGTGGCCTTTTTCTTGCCACCTACTTTCGCCTTCAAGTTGGCGGGACTATCCGACCATCCATCCTTCATGGCGGCCGCGATGGCGTCGGCGCCTGTAAAGATCCTGCCCTCTGGGCAGTCGGTCGAATACAAATACGATCGGGGTTCTGACATGACTTTTCCTTCTGATTGTTGATCGGCGCCCACCTCGGGCGCCGTCAATCCTATCAGCTGGTTGGCCACGGTTAACCCGTCAGCTGCACGCCCAGCTCGGGGTAGATCGCCTTCACGCCATAGAGGATATCCAGGCGGATGATCTCGTTGTCGGTGTCGATGTCGTAGTCTTTGATGACTCGGATCGAGTACCCACGCCAGTCAGCGCGCGCCTTGAACACTGCGGAGTCTGGGAGCTCCAGGGGCACAGTGACCAATGCCAGCGCGTTCTGGTGGAAGCCCAGGTTGCGCGGATAGAGCACGGCGCTGGTGCCGACGATCGTGATGGCCGCGTTGTCCGCGGGCAGTGCGCTCACGTTCTGGTAGGACGCGGGGATACCCGTGCCGGAACCGTTGATGAGTGTCGGCGAGACGGTGGCGTTACCTGCACCAGCGGCGGTCGTCACGTCAGCCAGAACGACAAACTGCTTCAGCGTTGGCAGGGTTGCCTTGCTGATGTCGTTCACGGCGAAAACGCCTGCAATCGTGAAGATGTCGCCCACGCGGAGAGCGCCGGCCTGCGCGCCCACCATGCCATCAAACGCGACCACGTTCGTGTTGTTCACGAAGGCGGCGTTGTTGACCAGGGGTGCGCCGGTCCAGGTGCCGGTCGTGTGGGTGACGATGTTCTGGTCGCCATAGATGTCGAAGTTTGCGATCTGGCCGAGCCGGCCGCGACGAACCATGCCTTGCACGATGTCAGCGTTAAACACGCCGGCCGAGCCGGTGCCGCCCAGGCCGTTCGCCAATGCCCAGCGAGCCGCGGGGTTCAGCACCAGGCAGCGCATCCCGTCATCGGGCACGGGTACGTCATCCATACGCTGCGCCACGCCGCCCAGTGCGGCGAAGGTCGCTGGCGTGGTGCCAGGCGTTCCGGTCAGGTTGAAGAAGGTGTTCTTCCCTTCCAGGCACAACGATCGGTCGATGTCGTTCGCCAGGACGATCATGGCGGGCTTGATGTAACGCTCGGCATACTCCTCGATGGTCAGGGTCAGATCCTGAGTCGAGAAGTTCCAGGAGACGTGCTTGCGCTGGTTGACCACGATCGACGTGGTTGTTTCCACAACGTCCTGGTTCACGCGGGTTGCGCCAGTCGAGACACTGAACTTCACCGGCTTGCGGATGGTCACGGTGTCGCCGATCTTGACGAATTCGTTCTTGTAGGTGCGATGCACCTTGTCGCCCATGATGACGTTGTTTTCCAGCTGGAAAAGCGCCTCTTTGGCGATGATGCTTGGGGTGATAAGGGTGTTTGCCATGTTCTCGGGCTCCGTGTGGGAGCCCGATTCAGGCTCCCGTTATCGTGGGTAGATTCCGCGCTTTGCCATGTCCTGAGTCGCTCGCCAGGCGGCGTACTCGTCCGAGCTCATTGTCTCGGGGTTCTTGGATCCGGCTCCGCTTGTCCGTGTTCCGCTCGTCGGTGGTGTCGGTGCGCTGGTGGTGAACTTGCCGCCTTCGCCTCTCGGCTTGTCGGATTTCGCTCCAGGGTTTCCGCCATCACGTTGGTTTGCGTCATAGAGGGGGGCTGACGTGATTTCCGTGCCGTCATCCAGTTCGCCTGCTTTCGCCTGGCGCTTCAGCTCGACCAGAGCCTCGGACTTTGCCGCGGCGCTCATCTTGCTGATCTGGACACTCGTCTCGGGGAATTCGGTCAGGTGTGCGTAGACCACGGCGCCATCGTTGCCGGCCGCCGCGATGAATCGCGCCATGTCGACATCGACTCGAACCTTGTCGCCAGCTGCTTTGATCTCCTCCCATCCGTCCCGGCCGTAAGTGGAGATCCCGGCTGCGTGGAATGAATCCAGGTCAGCTTGAGAGATCGGCGCCTCGGTTGGTCTGTGCTGGGTGGGGGTCTGGGGGTCGGACGCTGGAGCCGGCTTCCTCTTGTCGAGGGCGGTTTCATACGTCTTCCACGCCGCCGCGAACTGCTCCTCGTTGGAATAATCCTGGAGTCTCGGCTTCTTCGGGATCGGGAGTGCGGCCTGTTTGGCGCTCTCCAGCTCCGCGTTGAGCCTGGCAATTTCGGCTTTGCTGGCCGCTTGTTCTGCCTGGATCGTCGCCGTCTGGTTCTTCAGTTCAGCGAGTTGTCGGGCAGTGTCGCGGTTTACACCTCTATTTCGTCTCCGCCGCCTGGGCTCTTTTTGCCCCGCGTCGTCTCCCGGTGCCGTGTCGGGTTCCTGGTCATCATCCAGGTCGTCACCCTTGTCAGGGTTCGGTTCGGCTGACGCGCGCTTCTTGGGTTCCTCGACAACGGGTGGACCGTCGGAGGTAACTACATGCTCATCCGGGGGACGCGGCCTGTCGGCCAGGGTCACCGCAGAGGGTTGATCGCTGCGTTCAGTTGCCATAATTACGCCTCCTCCTTCACGGAATCAAGCGGCGCCTCGGGAACATCGGGAACGATGACAGCCTTCGGGGGCTCGTCCGCGACTACGCGCGCGTGCTGGGTCAGACAGTTGAGGATCGGCTGCGCCTGGCGCCAGGGGAGCTCCTGGACCATGGTCACCATCTCGTTAAGCGCCTCGACCGACATGCGGACATGCCTGGCGACGGGTTGCTCGGGTGCTGCTTGTTGCATCTTCGTCTTCCTTCTTCGGTGGTTGTGCTGTGCCCACTTGGGGCGCCTTCTCATCGGTTGAACAGTTCTATGTGCCCCCAGTCCATCAGCTTCTGGTCCTGGGTGCTGGCGTTGCGATTCCAATCTCCGCCCCAGGTCAGCTGCACGTCCATCTCGTCGCCAGCCGCCAGGATGACGCCGGCAATGGCGGCGAACAGGTGTGTGTCAGCCCAGGGAATGACGCCACCGGGTCCGATCGGCACGAAGTCGAAGGCGTGGGACGCGCGACGGCCGCCGTCCGTGACGTTGTGCTTTGATTTCGGCCATTGTTTGGTGCTCGTGCCCTTGGCGAACATGCCGTTCTGCTGCGCCTCATTGCGCCAGCCCCAGATGATGGAGAAGTCGTAAGGCGATCGCTTCAGGGCGACGTGCGCCACGGACGCCAGCGCCAGGTTGACGGTGTTCAGCTGCGCCAGGCTCTTGGCGCCGAAAACGAAGTTGCTCATGGGTGTCCTTCAAAAAAACAGGTGGATGATGGATTGAATGGCGATCTGGGTGTTGCGCGCACGTTGCACCGCCCTGGCCACCATGGCGATCGCCGCCGTCAGTTCGGCGCGCTCTTGCTCCAGGCGGATTGTCTCCCGGTTCGCCTGGCTGTGCTCATCGAGGGCGCGAGTGAACGCGGACAGCTCCAGCCCCTGGGCATCGAGCATCGCCTGGTTGGTGCGCAGCTCCAGCGCGTAGGCATCGAGCTCCACCTGGTCGGCGCGGAGTTGGTCGAGATCCCGTTGCATCGACTGGATGGATAGCTGGGTGCGCCGCAGCTCCGCCTGGGCTCGCGCCGCATCGTTGGCTCGAACGCTCGACGGTCGTGGCGCCTGCACGTCGTAACGCCTGGCGTACTCCTCCACATGCTGCCGGCGTAGTTCCCGAGCCCGAGCCCGAGCCGTCGACGGATCCGCCAGTCCATTGTTGACCGCGCCAGGGTTGAACTGCGTCAGCAGGGTGACCGTGCCGATGCCGGTGAATGTCCCGGAAACAGGGAAGTTGGCGCCGCCTGGCGTGAAGACAGTGCCCAGGGTGACCGTGCCGATCGCAGTGAAGGCGCGGTTGATGCCGACGTCCAGCGTGAGGTCGTTGGTGCCGACGCCCGTGAAGGCGCGGTTGATGCCGACGGCCAGCGTCAGGTCGCTGGTGCCGATGCCGGTGTAGACGAGCACGCGGCCGGCGACCAGCACTTTGGTCATCGCCAGGGTGCCGATGCCAGTGAACGCCCGGTTGATGCCGACGTCTTTGGTCAGTCCCAGCGTGCCGACACCCGAATAACTGAACGGCTTGCCGACTGTCAGATCCAGGTTGGCGGTGCCGATGCCGGTGAAGGCTTTGTTGCCCAGGTTGACGCCGATCGTCAGATCGTTGGTGCCGACGCCTGAGAACGTGCCGGTCACCGGCGTATTCGTGCCGCTCGCTGGCGCGGCGCTGACTATCATGTTGTCCAGCGTCACCGGCGTGGTGATCGTCTGCACGGTCGGCGCGATCTTGGTGGCTGTCGTGTGCTGGTTGGCGACCTGGGTGGAGATCAGCACGCCATTGATATACAAGGTCGACGATGTGCCGCTCGTCTCGATGCGGATCTTGTAGGTCGTGGACGTGTTGAACGTGAACGCGCCAGACCCTATCGTGGACTGAGCGCCTGCGGTGTACCTGTAAAAGTTCCAGTCGTCGTTTGGCTCGCGGAGATTCCAGAAATAATTATTATTGAAGTCAGCCCAGCGGATAAAGATGCCGAGCCGGTGCCCTGACGTGGACGATATAACCCAGTCAAACTCCAGGACGTAGTCGGTGACGCCGGTGTCGTAGGTGTACCCGCAGAACGTGGTGTCGAATTCGAGCTGGTTGCTCTGAATCTCAGTGGCGTTGGCGGCCGGCGTTCCGCCGGCTGGTTGAATTTGCTCGATGACATACGCAGAGCCGGGGACGTTGATGTCCGGGGTGTGAGCATTGATGTCGACGCCGCTCGTGTCGGTGAACGTGTCGTACAGCAGGACTTGCCGCCCTTGCAGCGTCCGTCCTGCGGCAACTGGCCTACTGGCTGTCGGCCTGCCGCTTATCATGGATCACCAGCTGACGATTATGACGAGGCCGGATCCGCCTGCACCGCCACGCCCTCCTGTGATCCCACCGCCGCCACCGCCGCCACCGGAGCCGTAAGCACCAGCGCCGCCTGCGCCTGCCGTGCCCGCGCCGCCGGTCGCACCGCCTGCGCCGCCATACAGTGCGCGCTGAATCTCGCCTTCGCCGCCCAAGTTGTACCCACCCGCGCCCGCACCACCCGGCGCAATGCCGCCCGATATGGTGACCAACCGCGTGGACGCGATGCCTACCTGCGCGCCACCAGCGAACTGGGTGTTAGCTGCTGGAGTGGTGCCGCCACCAGAGCCGCCGTTCCCCGGTGTCAGAATGGTCCACAGGGTGTTATTTAAGCCTGCGCCGCCACCAACAACCCCGCCCGCAGCACCGACTTTGCCTTCAACAAAGGATGCTAAACCGCAGCTGCTTAACACCGACAGGGCTGTGGTGGAGATGGTTTCCGCCGTGCCTCCTGTTGCTGAACCGGCTGTTGAGCCGGCCGTGCCGCCGCCCGCCGCCGCCGCGCCACTTACGAGGACAGCGTTTTCGTTGATGTTGTTGGTGTTTAGGCAGGTGACGAAGCTGCGCCCGCCAGCGCCCCCGGCTACCGTTGCCGCGCCCCCCGCGCCGCCCGCGCCCACTTGGACGAACAGCTGGTTGGGCAGGAACCAGAGTGGGATGAGGCAGCGAGCAATTGCGCCGCCACCACCGCCACCACCGCCGCCCCTCACTGTAGCCGTTAAGCCGGTCATGCCGCCACCGCCACCGCCACCGCCACCGATCGCGATTATCATCGCCATCGTGTGGCCCCGTGGATTTGTCCACATCTGGATGTTCGAGGCGTTGCCGAATGCAGTGAAAATCTGCTGGTTAGACTTGTTTGGGAGCCCGTAGACGCTGCGAGCCATCTTAGTAGTCGCCGCCGAAGACGGTCGCCTGCCAGCTGCTGTTAGCCGCCGCCGCGTGGTGGAGACTCATCAGAATGGTCTGGTTCGCGGGCAGCACGAAGTCGCACGGGATCTCCATGTAACTTACAGCCGTGGTCGGCGCGTCAACGGTCTGCGAGGGCAATGCCAGCTCGGCAAACGGGAATGTGTTGTCTCGTGTCGTCGCGCCAGACGTCACCGTCGACGTGTAGAAACGGGCGCAGCTCGCCGTGGTCGCCGTGCTCGCAGTCGAGCCAGACGGGAACAGCCTGATCCTGTCGATATACGCGCCGTTCGCGCCAGCGGTGAAGATTTTCACCATGTCGGTGGCAATGGTGCCCACGCCGTCTGAGCGAGTGTTCGCGGTTAGCGCGGACGTCCAGATGCCGACGTTTAAGGCGTTGCCTTGTTTGCTGAATATCGGGTCTACGTTTCCCGGCATTATCGTCTCCCGACTACGTCACCTATGCCGCGCCAACGTGGTGTGGTGCGGATAGCTGGTTGCGTTGCATATATGTTCTTAGTACCCGCCGCGAAGTTCACCAGGGCATTCGCGTTGCTGGATTCGATGACGCCGCGCACGAACGTCGTTGCGGCCGAAAGGTAACCCAGTCCGGTTTCCCACTCCCCTGTCGGCACCCCTATCGCGTTGATCCCTTCGATGCAGTAAGGAATCCACACGTTCTGCCCGTAAGCGGCGTTCAGTGTCCTGAATCCCGTCACTGCGCCGGCTGTGGTCACGTTGCCGGTGCCGGTCGTCGTCGTCGTCTCCAGGCATCGGTCGAAGTACAGCGGCATCGATCAGGACCAGGTCAGCGTAAAGGTGAAGGTGATCGAGTCGTTCAGCACCAGGGGAATGCCCGCGAAGTCCGAATGGAGCAGGAGCACGCCGGCCGCGGCCAGGCTCAGGATGCCGGCGTTGGTGATCGTCTTGGTGCCGTTGGCAATGATGGTGCCGACGAATTTATTCTGGTTGGCGGCCGGTTGGGATTGCACAGTCGCCACCCTGGCCTCGGATGCCTCGGTGAATAGCGTGGTGTCGGCCTTTGCCGCGGTGCCGGCGCCAGTGCCCCAGCCTACGCGCCAGGTCGGAACGGCTGCGGTGCCGTCCACCAGGTCGGCGGTGATTTCCTCTCCTGCGTCAGTGTAGATGTCAGCCACGGTCAGGCTCCTGGGTTGTGCAAGGTTGGGAATCTGGCGTCATTGGCGTCATGGCGTCACTGATGAGCTGCGCCACCTGGGCCTCGGACACCTCGACGGGTGCGTATATGGTTTCAACGGTCCCGTCTGCGCGACGGATCGTCATCTCCAGGCTGGCGGTCGCCTTGGCTCGGCTGTTCATTCTTCCTCCTCGGTTGAATACTCGGGGACACCCTCCAGGATGTTGCCGGCGTCGTCGTACTCGAAACGAATTCGCTCAGGCCGTTGCCCCAGGTTGACGTTGATGTTCATGGCCTGCCCACTGGCGGCGCCGTTCGATGCCTTGCCTTTGGTTGGGCTCGCATCCACGAGCTCGCCGTCCTCCTCCTCCTCCTCGCGCTGCATCTGGCTGGCCTCCATGGCCGCGGCCGTGGCCTGCATCTTGCGATCGACGAAGCCTTTGACGCGCTCCAGGATCTCGATGGTGGCCTCGGACAGCTGCGCGTCGGTGGCTTCTTCGTGCGCCTTCGGGTTGATCTCGTGCTCCTCCAGCACCTGGCGGATCATATCCTCCACTTGCTTGAGCAGCTCGGCGTTCTGTCGTTGCTGGTCCTGCGCCTGGCCGGCGGCGTCGCCCGCTGCCGCCATCTCGCCCTGGATCCTGGCAACGTCGGCTTCGGCGGTCTTGATCTTGGCGTCGGCCTGCGCCTTGTCGGCGTCTGCGGTGGCCATCTCGGCTTCGGCTTTCGCCATCATCGCCTGGATCTTCTTGTCCTCCAGCTCCTGCTGCTTCTGCGCCAGGATCATCTCGGGCGTCGGCTCGGGTTGCCATGGCTGGCCGTCCTTCATCAACTGGCCGTCCTCGCCCTTCGTGACGCCCTTCGGCAGATCCTCCAGCTTTTCTTCCTCGGTCTTCAGCTGCTCGGGTAGCATCTTGCGCAGCACGGCCGACACTTCGTCGGAGCCTGGCACGCCCAGGTTCTTGACGATCAGGTGGACGATGTTGGCCGCCACTTCGGGAGGCAGTGTCTTCAGCAGCTCCATCTGGAGGTCGGCCGCTTCCTGGCGCTGGGTGGCGTAGCTCGGCCCAGTCTCCAGCACCACGTCGAATTTGCCGGCGTTGATGTCCGCCACCAGGTACGTCCGGCCCGTCGCCTGGTCCATCACGGTCTGGTTGATCTCCACGAAGTCCTCGCCGCCGTCTGGCAGCCGGACGCGCAGCACGCGCTGGGTGTCCATGATCTGCGGGATGGCTTCGACCAGGAGCCGGCCCATCTGCTCGATGGCGCGGCCCAGGTTGTCCGGGAACTGGAAAGTGCTGGTGGCGCCGGCGTTCTGCCTGGCGATGATCGCCTTGCCCGACTTCTCGTTGCTGACTCGGCCCAGGTTGGCGTCGTGCAGGCCGATGATGCTCTGCATGTCCTCGCCATCTTGCGATGCGTTCTGGAGCTCGGCCGCGGCGGTGTTCGGCGGTTGCACCCTGGTCGGCGGCGCCACACCCTCGACGTGGTTGTAAATCAGGTAGGGGAAGTTCTTCTGGTTGGCCTGCTCGAAGCGGTCCTCGTGGCCGGCGACTTGCTTGGCGGTCGCCATGTAGGGAGCGCGAGGCTGGAGCGCCACCACCTCGGCGGCCGCGGTGCGCCAGTAGTTGTACGATCGGGCGGCGTCCTTCGCGTGGCGGATGGCGCTTTCGTAGTGGGTCATGCCCTCGACGATCATCTCCTCGCCGAATACCGGGAAGATCGGCACGGCGCTGAATGGCAAGTCGACCGGCCCCTCCAGGACATCGCGTGCCGTCATGCGGCGCCAGGTGCAGACGGGTCGCTTCACCTTCTTCGCCATCAGCTCGCGGTCAGCCCCGCGAACCACATGCACACCAGACTCCTGCTCCATGTCGTCGAGTACGGCCGCCACCTGGGATCGGTAGACGGCCTTGCCGTTCGACAGCATCAGCACCTCGTCGTCGCGGTATTCGATCTTGTAGTAGTTGGTGACGCGCACGCCGTCTCGGTTCCACCAACCTTGCATGGCGCCGCCGGCGGTTGGTCCGGCGAAGTCGCTGGGGTTCTTGCCCGGATACTTGGCGTCGAACGTCTTGCGGGACATCCATTCCCAGGTAAAAGCGTCCTGAGCGTCGCGGTAGTCGGCTTCCTGGGCATCCGGGTCGAGCGTGACGCAGTATGAGTCTTTGACGCGATGGATCACCAGATCCTGGACGAATGGATTGTCCCGGCTCCACTCGTTTCCCAGCATGAAGTAGCCAAAGCCGTGGTCGACTGCGTTTTTGGTGGCGGTGTCATATGCCTGGTCGGCTCGGGATATGTGCTCGATGTTGCGGATCAGGCCCGAATACACGTCGGCCAGGGAGTAGTCGCGGGTGCCGGCCAGGTTGCTGACTCGGCCCTGTTTGGCGTGGTTTGTCTCCACCGGCGTCACCTTCAGCTGCGGCCGCTCCTTGCGCACTGCGTTGGTGATCTGGCGACAGAAAGCCGGGAACAGGTTGTACGTCAGGACCGGGCGGCGCTCGTCGATGCGATCCTTGCGGAGTTGCTCAGGCCAGTGATTGCCGACAATGAAATTGTCGTCGTCCATCGCCTCCTGGTGGATCACTGACCAGAAAGACTGGTGAATCTGCCAGCGGTCGAGAATGCCGCGAATCTCGTCATCTTGGTACGCCTTGCTGTCCTCGCGCTCGTAGTCCGAGTCGACTAACAGCAGTGCGTCATTCGGCAGCTGGTCGGGGAGCGTGGTCGGGTCGTTCGTCGCCATGTCGTGAGATCCTTGTCACCATTCGCCCCCAGGTGACCGGCCGGATCGAGCGATCGGCTTGCCCTGGAAGGCGTTCGGCGTGTTGAACAGGTAGCGCGTGCAGTCCATCAGGTGATCGAACCGTTTCACGATCTTCCCCTTTTCGTCCCGGCGATAGAGTCGATACTCCTTCTGCCACTGGACGCAAGTCGTGAACACCTTCAGGCGGCCAGTCTGCATCAGGACCAGACAATGCCGCAATCCAGAATGCACAGCGTTGTTGGCGTTCATCAGCTGGAGCCCCAGATCCTCGTACTCCTGTTTCAGTTTGGAACCATCTTTTTGACTTCCAACATTGTCACCCGCCGGATCGATGCACCCCTCCAGGTTGCGCCAGGGGAGCATGGCCCTGATCGACGCCGCATGGATCACGGGCTCGTTGCGTTGGCCGTAGTATTCCGCGATGACGTAATGCTGGTCAGTGTCCGGGTTCCTGGCGCCCAGGAGGCTGGCGGTGTAGTTCCAGCCAGGGTCAAGCGCATAGCCCAGCTCCCACCAGTCCGGGATGGCGAATGGCCGGACGAACAGCTCCGACTCGCTCACCGGGTAGATGGCGCCAGATCCCAGGCTCGGCCGGCCCTTCTCCCTGGCTTCGCGCTCGTGAGGCAGCAAGCCTTCGAGGATTGACTCGCGCTCGGCCTCGTCGACGATCGGTGGCTGGAGATGCGGCACGTCCTGGTGACCGATCAGGTCGATGTACTTGCTCACAATGCGTCCTTGCGCGCCACGATCCGAATGCCCGACAGGCTGATGGCGTCAACGCCGACACGTTTGGAGATGTAGGTCCAGCACCGCTGGCGGTCGATGGCCTGCTGCATCCGGTTGGTTTCGGTCAACACCTCCATGCGGAACGGGCGATCGGTGATGCTGGCGCAGCTCACGCGCAACGCGGGCACCAGCTCGACCAGGATGGCGCGCGCCTCGGCCTCGCTTTGCACCAGGTACGCCAGCGCCTCGGGGTTATCGGCCGCGAATTGGGCGAACAGGTCCAACACGTTGAGGCGTTTCGGTTCGGTTGCATCTGGCTGTGAGGCAGGGTCCACAGAATCCATCATTGAAAATGGCTCCTTCACGGTCGAGGATCTCGCCACAGTCGTGGCACTTACGTCGGTAATAGGGTTTCAGCATC